CATCCTGGTTGAAGGGATGCTGCATGGGCAGAGTAACAAGGGTGACTTCACCGGCCACGCGCTGGAGGACTACTTCAACGCATCGACAGACGACCCGGTCGGAGCGCGCCGGATCGTCAACGGCACCGACAAGGCCAAGCTGATCGCCTCCTACTACGATGAGTTCCTGGACGCCATCGAAGACGCGATCCTGGAGGTCGAGGTGGACGGGGTCGGGGTCGTAGAGGCCGCGCCGGTCACACGCCCCAAAGTCACCGACGAGACGTCCTGGGGCGTCGTTCTGACCGCTCTGGGTGGCGTCGGCACAGCAGCCGGGTCTGCCTCCAAAATCATCGACGGCCCCTGGGCCTTCGCTGGCATCGTGGTCATCGCCCTCGGTGTCTTGGTTTTTGCCCACGGGCGGCGCGAGATCGTCCGCAACACCGGAGAGTGATATGAAATACGCCCCCACTCTCGCCCGCTACATCCTGTTGATCGTCGGCACCAAGATCGCAAGCGGTGGCGTGATCCCGCCGCAGGTCGCCCAGGCGATGGCCGCAGACCCGGTGTTGATCGAGATGACCACCGGCATCCTGATCGACCTGGGTGCGATCGTCTGGTTCGCCCGGTCGAAGGCTCGCGCCGCGATCGCCAAAATCTGATGCTGGGCCTGGTCGCCAGACTCGGCTTCTCGCCGAAACTGATTGCCGGGGGCCTCGGGCTCCTGGCTCTCGTCGTTCTGGTTTTCATGGCCTCCCAGAGCAGCAAGAAGGCCGACCGGCTCCAGGCAGAACTGGAAGCCGAGCGTGCCGCCTCCGCCATCGACAAGGGAGTCACCAATGCGCTTGAAGACGCTGACAGCCTCGATCCTGCTGGTCTTGATCGGTGGTTGCTCGACCGTTCAAATCAACCCCGTTAAACCGGTCAGCACGTTTTGCGGTCGCCTGGGCGGCCTGGCTACGGACCATGCAGGGGCGCTCGCCCGGGACGGCGGCCCGGAATCCAAGCGCACCGGTGTTCGCCTGATCTCCGCCATCGACGGCGGCTGCGAGGTGACCGCATGACGCCCATCCAGTGGATCGACAAACACAAAGGCGTGGCTGTCCTCCTAGGCAGCTTTTGCTCTGTTACAGCCGGTGCGACCTGGTGGTTGGCGAAAGGCGGCGCGGTGGCCCTGATTACGTCCGTGCAAGCCCTCTCCACGCCAGAGATCGCCGACACGCTGTCCGGGCTGCCCGCGTACCACGACAGGATGGAAGACGGGATGACGAGCGTCCACGCGCGCTTGGACACCCAGGGCGAGGCTCTGGTCCAGATCGCCGATCTTCTGGAGGCTCTGCGGCGCGAGAACGAGCCTGTGGTTGAGTGGGCACCCGAGCATAGCCAACGCCTGACAGACGCCGTGGGAGGGTGCGAGGCGGGCGCTGTATGCCGAGTCTACTTCCGGGGTCGTCTGACCCAGAGCGGAGCGGCCTGTGAACTGGTGGCGTCGAAGCCCCGGCTGATCCTGCCAGATGGCCGGGAATACCCGACCCACTTTGTCGGCACCGAAGACCGCCTGGTCCTCACGTCACGGTTTGAAACGATTGAAGCGCGTATCGAAGTCCCAAATCATATCCCGCCAGGTCTGGTCGGTGTCGTGGTCCTCTCGGTTTACGCGAAGTGCCCGTTCGCGGGCGAAGGTGAGACGGTAGATCGTGAGACCTTCCGCCTCCTGGTTGAGATCAAGGAACCGGGCAAGTCCTAAGCGGCTGCCCGGGTATCCCCCCTCACATCCTCTGCGACGTCCTTGTAGATCGACAGCATGGCGGATTGATACGCCGTGGACGTCTCGCCTGCTGCAATCGAAATCTCGGCCACAGCGGTCCAGAATCCGACCAGGAACGGCTGGTCTGGCCGGTCGTGTCCGGCGTCTGCCTCCGGCGCGTCCTGCATCGCCCGGGCGATCCGGTCCAGGATGGACAGGTCCTCGGTCTTCATCATGTAGCGGATGACGCAGACGGCGTAGTACCGGCCAGCGGCGACCAGATCGTCGTAGTCGCGGTCCTGGGGGACGGGCCAGAGGCGCAGACGGCCTTCCGGGGTCTCGGTCACTTGCGGGATCGCCAGGAGGTTTTGGCGCGGGTTGCCCTCGAACCGCAGATGCGAGACGGAGGCTAGTAGGCCGATTGCGGCCACGGACCCCTCGACAGCCGTGCGGGCGAGTTCGGTCGTGAAACACGTTCCGACCTCGGCGTATTTGAAGCCGGACTCCCGCATCGCCGTCATGACGTGCGCGCACATGAACGCGGCGTCGTAGTCCCGCATGACGTGCATCAGCAGCGCCGCATAAGCCCGGCCTTTCAATGCGCTCGCGCAGTCCGAAGTTGGTGGGTCCATCGCCCACAAATCCAATGCCCCGTCTTTTTGCTCCTCGACAAATGGCAAGGCTGTGAGGGTTTTTCTAATCTGGCTCATGGTATTTTTATCCTTCGTATTCCAGTACCGTTCCGCTCGACGTAAACCCGCCGCTAGATTTTTTCCTCCGGGAGCCCCCAGGCCCGAAGCAGTTCTATCGCTTTTTCGCGGAACCAAATCGCTGCCTGCGTCGGTGTCAAGTTGAGAATTTCCGGTGGGATCGGGCGCGGATCAGGGAAGTTGCATTCGGGCCACTCACCGGCTTCTGGAGAAATCAAGGATTCTTTTTCCGAAGAAGCTGCCAACATATCGTAATGTTTTACGAATCTCGGTTTGACGTAGGGTAAATTAAACCGGCGAGCGATGGCGCGGTCCCAGACCTTCTCCAACTTTTTGTAATCAGGGCACTCGCGTTTAACGGGTGAGATCATGTCGCGCAGCATGTACTCCGGCGCGTCGTGGAACAGGATCATCAGTTGCGGCATCGTGCTGCCGAGGCCGTCTGATTCCGCGAAGTGCATCGCGAGGCGGGTGTGCTGGGTCACGCTCCAGGGGATCACCGTGGCGCTGCCGCCGTACCGGTTCTCTCGGCTGAGACCGACAGCGATGTCGATCAGGTGGATGTTGTCCGGTTGTGGATCGTTGATAGAAATCATGTTCGTGCCGGTCCAGGCACGACTTGAAACAGGTGCGTTCATGGCTGCTCCTCCCGATCGCGTTGAGGGGGAGAGACGTCAGGCCAGGAGGTCTTCGATCTCGGGGTCGGGGTCGCCCAGCAAGTCTTCGATGCTCACGCTTCGGGCGGGGTGGTAGTCTATGACGGCGGTGTGGAGCCGTTTCGACGCAGTGGCGCAGAACTCCTCGGCCAGTTCCATTCCAACGAAAGCCCGGCCCACCTCTTGCGCGGCGACGCCGGTTGACCCGACGCCCATGAACGGGTCGAGAACGGCGTCGCCTGGTTGGGTCGAGTTTTCGATGTAGGTTTTCATCAGGTTGACCGGCTTCTCGGTCGGGTGGGCTTTCGGGCTAGGCACGTTGTCGTGGTCGAGCGGGTAGTCGAAGAAGTCCTCCAGATCACAGAAGGCGTAGCCCAGGGACTCGTCGTCCAGCCACATGCCCGGGCGATCTTTCGGGTGCGGGTCCACACCCATCGTCGAACGTGATCCAGGGTTGTTGATCGGAAACGCCTTACCCTTGCGCGCGAAGATCGTCAGTTCGGTGTCCTTCATGTACCAGCGGTTCGGCGTCGCGTTGTTCTTGCGCCAGAACAGCAGGTTGTGGACCCCGAAACCCGCCCGGCGGATGTCGCCCAGGATGTCCTTGTTGACCAGGTTGTAGACGTTCGTCATCAGGTAGATGTGGGCCTGCGGTTTGAGGACTCGGTAGACCTCGGGCAGATAGACAGACGGCTTGATGTCGTTGTGTTCGAAAATCTTGCCGTCGTTCTTCGACAGGATGCCAGAGGGCCGCTGGTGCTTGCCGCCCTTGTCCTGGTTGGAGCCGCCGGAGATTGTCGGGTACGGCGGGTCGAAGGCTGCGCAGTCGATCGATTCAGCCTCGATCTGCTTCAACAGTTTGACCGCGTTCCCGCAGTAAATTTCGATCTGGGGCTCTGCGGACACGTTCTGCTCCTCGGCAATTCAACCCAATAAGTGATTCATACATTTTCATGTGAAAGATTCAGAATCAACCAAAAAGTGATAAATCAAACCCAAATGCTCGTACATATGCACAGTGAGGTTCCGTAGGGTCAGATTGTGTCCAAATCCCGGCAATTAGATTAGAACTTCGGACGTATCGCCGCGCCAACCTGTCTCCTGGTGATAGGTCGGAATTTTCAGCAGACGGCTCGATCTGTACCCCTTGTTCTGGTGGTAGTCGTCGCGCGGAACCGGCGTGTTGTGGGTCTCCCAGGCAGCGCCGTTCTCCTCGCCGTTCGACCGGGTCGCGTGGTGGATGTGGAAGCCGTGGGCATAGCGGAACTCGGTGCGCCCCCACATCTTCGGATTGTCCGCCGCCATGATCCCCGGCATCTGGCTGATCTTCGCTTCGTGGCCGTGGGTCGCGCCCAGCATGACCAGGCCCCATTCGTAGAACCAGAAGACGCTCGGGTCCGTGTCCACGGTGACGCGCGGTTCGTTGCGGAACCAGGCTTTCAGGTAGTGGGCGATGGCGATGGAACTGTCCGGGTCGTGGTTGCCCTCCAGGATTCGGATCGTCACGGTCTCGTACCGTTGCAGCGCCAGTTCGGTCTTGTAGACCAGCAGGTTCTCTGCTGCGGCCAGGACGCTCGAATAGTCGTCGGCCCCGTCCAGGAGGTTTCCGCTCTTGCGGGTCATCTTGGTGTTGTCGTCGAAGTGGAGCATGTCACCGCCGCCCAAGATGACGCCGTGCGCAGCTTTCGGTGCCCGCTCCATCAGCCGGACGAACAAGTCCTGGTAGCAGGCGATCGAGCCTGCCAGGCTCCAGTCCATTTCGGCGCGGACCTTGTCGGCGTGAAGGCCGATGTGCAGATCGGGGAGTTGGTGGAGATTCAGCAAGAGGGGATCGAGCCGGTCCTGATCCCAGGGGCGGAAGCCGAGGGTCGGAGCGGGTCCGGCGTAAAGTTCAGCCGCCTTTTGGGCGGCTTCGTGGATGACTTCCTCAGAGCGTTCGCCCTCGGTCGTCTTGACCCATTTCTGGATGATGTTGCCGTCGGCGTCTACCAAGGCGCTCTCGCCCTTGACGCGGTGGCCGTCGGGGATTTCAAACGGTTCGTCGCCGTGCGCCCGTTCGGTCTTGATGTGCTGACCGACCAGGTTGCCCTCGGCGTCCAACTGCCGAGTGTGGCTGCGGACTTCGTGGCCGGGCATCACGTCGATCGGCAGGTCTTTCCCCAGGTTGCGGAGATAGAATTTCAACAGACGATTCGAGAAGGTGTGCCGGGCGATGCCCAGGGCGTCGGCGACAGCTTTTGGCTCCTCCGGGCGGCCCATCATGTGCCATGTTTGGAAGGCTTGGATACACTGCCGGTCGAACTCGGTGAAGGTTCGGCTGCTCTGGTCGCTCATTGGGCGCTCCTGTCCGGGGCGCTCCTCCGCCTATCCTTATACACCCAAAAGGTGAACGATACAACATTTAGGTGAATGGTGAGGCTTTACGCTAGGTTGAGCCAGCCCCAGGGTCGTAGCGGTGCTTTCGGGTGGACCCCTGGCCCTGCTGTATTCGCCGTATCTTGCGCCGGAGATCGGCCCAGGCCCGGGGGTCCACCTTCGACCCCTGGGATAGTGCGTGGACCGGTTCGCCGTCGTGGTAGATGGTGATGTGCTTGGAGTCCTTCACCACCTCCACTTCGATCCCGGCCTTCTTGAACTGTCTCAAGGCTTCTCGCTGCTGCCGGTTCACTGGGGCGTCTCCTCGACCGTGCAGACGTGAACAGCGACAGACGGGGCCAGGGACAGGGCCAGGAGGCCGAAGATCAACAATGTGGCCCCCAGCCACCGTCGCGCTGTTCGACGCTCTGACGGGCTCGGTCCCTGGAGCCAGGCCATGTCGAAGTTCGAGTACCGGCGGGTCATGGGTCGCCCTCCTCCAGAACCCGGTCCAGGTAGGCGTCTCGCGCGTCATCGGCCAGATGCTTGAACCGCTTGACCATCGGCGCGACCTCACTCGCCTCGGCCTCGGTGTCGTGCCCGCCTTTGACCTCAGCAAGCCATGCGGCGAAGGATAGGTACTCGCCGTATGCCCGGATCGCTTTTCGCCGGAGCGTTGCAGTCTTCATGACAGCAGGTCCTCAATGTCCGGGTCGCCTGTCTCCGGCTCCTCGGTCTCCGGCTCCGGCATCTCGTCGAAGTATTTCGCACCGGTGCGGATGTCGTGTTCGATGCCCGCGATCTGCGAGTTGGGTAGGCGATCGCGTGTCTTGTAGAAGTCGGCGATTGCTGCGGACAGCGCCGCGACAGGGTTCGATCGGATTCCCACGCCCCAGCATTTCGTGCGGTCCCGGTGCCGGACAATTGCCTGGTAGGACGTCGGGGTCCACGGGTCGGTGTCGAAGTTGTAGCTGGAAACGCGCAGTACGATCTCGTCGGCCTGGTCGCCGAAGGGATAGGCGGCGTTGTCGTTGAGGTCGTCAGTGGGCAAAGGCGAAGTCGGCTTCGGCATCGTCGATCTCCTCGTCTGGTGTGTTGTCAGGGATGGAAAGCAGCGCGGCGAACAGGTTCATGCCTGGGGCCTCGGATTCACTCGCCGGGTCGGTCGCGACGTGGTCGTACATCGGGGAGAACCTGCGCGCCCGGCCCGTGGGTTCCGGCTGTACCGGCCAGGCGCGCTCGGCGACGATCTTGGCAACCGTATTGCGGTTGATCTTCGTGGCCTCGGCCAGATCGGAGACCGTGCAGTCCCAGTTGACCGATCGGCCCTCGCGCCAGATTGCGAATGCCTGGGCGTGGCGGCGGATTCGGAGGGATTTCTTGTATTCTTCGCGGGTCATGTTGGAGGCTCCTGTTACCCGTGCCGCTCGCAAGCGTCGGCGATGAAAAGGACGTGTTCGACGTACTGGTGCGCCAGGTCTGTCTCCGTGCGGATGTCGGTCATCAGACCCGCGTCTTGGAGTTCCTTGACCGCGTCCGCGTGTTCCTGGGTGCCTGGCGTCGGGGCCGTGTGCCCTGTCGGATAGCCGCAGGCCTGTAT